TTGATACTGTTTCTAAATTTACGTCACCAATCTTATCTGTACCTGACACTGGACGTAGACCATCTTGAGATAAGAATAGTAAATCACCACCTATTTCTATAACACTGTCTGTAGCTAGGCATCCTAAATCATCAGTAACTGTTTCTAAAACAAAGTTAGATATATTATTGCCAACAAGTTTGCGGATGTTATTAGTACCAAAAATGTATAACGCATCTCTAAATGTCTTTATTGCTACAACAGGAAAACCTACATTTATAACACCTGATCCATTTGCTGCGCTAAAGTCTGTTTCTGCATATGGAGCACTAAAGTATAGGTTTGTGTCTTCGTTTGGATCACCTGCCAAGAACATATGATTCTGAAATACCGCAGAAAATTTTGGATCGTCAGGTGCACTAGCGTGAGTAATCTGAGTATACGTTGTGCCATCATAAGTAGCTGCAGGATTTATACCATCTGTTAATATTACCTTTGGGCTACTAAAATTATACTTTGTAAATCTAACCTTGGTTACACCTGACATTGTAGGTGAACCAGAAACTGTAATAGCATCCCAAGAAGAAGAACTAGAGTTCCATTTGTGAAAATAATTTCCAGGATCACTAGAAGGAGTACGGCAAGCTAATATGCCATCATTTATACCATTAACTACACAAACACCAAGTACATTTCCTGTGCCTGTAACTGTACCAAAATCGTTACTAAAACCGCTTATCTTTCTGTAACCACCAGTAACAGCAGGTTCGTAGTTAATAAGTGCAGTAGCAGATCCAGGCTGTGTCTCACCCTGAGATAGCACATCTCTGCTAGTATTTAGTCCTCCTTGACAGAAGACTTTAAAAGAGGCTAAATTATCTGGCATTATACAATACTGCTAATAGTGTTACTGAATGATTTGTTTCTTTGTATTACTGTTGATCTAACATCAAGTGGATCATCCATAAGTACTCGTCTCATAGATTTTATACCGTCTTGAAAGTTTTGTTGATGTATAGCAGCACTTTGATCATTAGATCTAAATCGCATCATGTACATCATAGCACCATCAATTAGTACATGATTAAATCTATCTGGAATGACAGATGTATCATTAAAAGCTGTGAGATCTGATGGGAATGAAAAGTATACATACTCTACTACGTAGCTATTATCTGGTACAGGTGTAACACCAAACTTTGCTTCTAATGTTTGATATACACGTTGTGGTGCTGATATACCAGAGCCAGAATCACCTTCATCATCTAATCCACGAAACCTTTGAGTATACTCTTCAAAAGATATTGTAGGAAGAAAACTAGGTGTGTTGCCTACAGACCCTAGTTTCTTTATATAAAAGGTATCCCAATCTACAGAAGCAAAATCAGCAGGAAAAGCATATTGCCTAGTACCTGCTGTTAATGTCTGTGTATTTGTTGTTTTTAAGAATGGAAACTCTTGTCCTGTTTGAACTATATTTCTAATGGAGTTATTAATAGCATCCTTAGCAAGTGCTTGAACATTACGTACTGTAGCAAAGCCATCTCCTGCAGTGTCTAACGTTACTTCGTTTAGACGAACAAGAAGCTGATTTACTAATGTTATATAAGTTGCCATAAAAAAATCCCTTAGATAAGCTTAAAGGGGCAAGTTTCCCTGCCCCCTAAGTTAGTTATGCAAGTGCATCACGATCTACTTCATTAGCAGTACCGTCATTACCTATATCTGTGCAATCCATCATCCATGCCCAAATTCGGATCTTGCCTGTAGTAACTGCACCACCAGACAATGTTGCAATTGTCATGTCGATGTTGTCATCAGCTACAGCCATTAATGGTTGGAATGCCGCAGGGTTTTGAGTAACAACTCCTGCTGCAGATGTTCCATCAAATCCATCTACAAAACAATCGGCATCAGCCCCTGTTCCTAGATCTAGAGTTAATGTAGAACCGTCAGAAGCTGTATCAACTTCCATACCTGCATTAAGAATCATAGTTCCTTTTTTGACAGCAATTACTGGAACGACATCAGATGCTGCAAGAGCAGAACCTTTGTCAGACAAAGCAGTTGCTAGATTCAAAACAGTTTGAACCATGTAGGGTTTTCTACCTGGGTTAGCATTGGCTCCCCGAGCAGACTGAAGTGTATTATCACCTAAAGCCATAATTCAATCTCCCCTTACGCTGCGTTATATTTAGCAGTTACGATTGCTTCTGGACGAAGAATCTTTCTGCCGTATAGATGCATACCACGAACGATGTCAGCAAAGCTGTCAGGGTCACGATATGTTTCAGTCTTACTGATCTGCTCGGCAGTTGCTACTGCTGAGTCATGACCTGCAACGATCACACCATAGTTAGTGTTCTGGTTTGCAGAACCTGCAGTTCCTGAACCTGTACCTACGTGAGGAAGGTTTGAGGAAGTATAGAGTCTGAAGCCATGCATGTTGTTCAGTACTAGACCATTGCGTAGAGCACCTGATTCACCGTAATCAGCGTTTAAGAACCTTGAGTCCTCATCGGCTAAGATTTCCATGAATACTGGGTCAACTACGAGCCACCTACCTTGTGAATCAACTTGTTGTTGATCTAACAAACGTTTCATGCGTGATATAATCATCGCAGGAGAAACAGTTGCTGTTGGTAGTGCAGTTGCACCTGGTAAACGTGCTGCTACAGGAATTGAGTGATCTCCTGCAGAAGACGTTGTGATGTTACCAAATGAAGACTTGATAAGTTTCATTGAAGATAACAACTCGTCTGAACCTGCTGTTGATACAGCTTTTGAACCATTTACTTGGTCATTAACTGTGTCAGCATCGGTGTGTAGTGCAGACTGTTTGTAACCTGATAGATAGCCAAGAACTTCTTGGTCATGCTGATCAGCTAAACGATATGCTGCACGGTTGGTAGCAAGATCCATAAAGTTGACATGTGAATGAGCTTCCTCAATATCGTCAATCTTAAAAGCATAGTAGTTAGCTTTATCAACGACTAGAGAAAAGTCTTCATCGTCAAGATCTTGTGCATTAACCTGTGTACCCCTGGCATAAGACGACACAGAGATTTCAGGTTCTTTGATGATTTTCACCGTATCACCTTGGGCAGCTATCTCCCCAAAATAATCTGAATTGGTGATGTCACCACATACTGTACTCTTGCGGAATGCAAGTTGTACTTTTTTGGAGTATATGATACTAGAAAAGTTACCGTTAGGTAAGTTACCGTATCCTCCTGCTGTTGTAAAAGCCATGATAAAATCCTCCTGATATTTGGCTTGAATTAAGCTTAAACATCTAAAAGGGGCTGTACGTTTTCTAGGGTGCAGTCAGTATTAGGTTGCGCTACCGAATACTACTGGGCCTATACTTGTCCAGGTAGTTCTTCTTAGTTTAGACTTTTTATGAATTTGAGTATGACAAAAGGTAGTCAAAATGAGGCTTTTGTCAATATACCCATAGTTATACTGCTGAAAATTGATTTGTCAACAGTTTTATCTAGCTTTGCCAGATACATCGTAAACAAATTTACCCGAACGGATAGCTTTGTTGATTTCGTCAGATCGTTCTTCAAATTCCCTATCGGACATTTTTGCAACTTCTGACTCACGAATTGCGTCATTTGCATCTTCTACATCTACTTGTGTCTTAGTACGTTTAATCACAGTAGAAGCTGCATTTTTAGCTTTTGCTTTCTTTGCACTTTTAGTAAGACCCTTGTCTACTTTATAGAGGTCTATAACACGAACTACAGAAGCAGGGTCATCTGAGTTTTCGTACAATGCGTCTTGTACCCACTTAGGTTGCTCATTAGCCCAACCATGAAATTCTTCTGATGCACGTAATTCATCAAAATCTTCATGAGACTTACGTATAACACTCTCAGCTTTAGTTCTTTCAGCTTCTGTTTGAATCTTATCAAACTCTTGCATACGAGCTTCAGCTTTGCTAAACATCTCTTTAGCTTTTTTAGCAGCAATAGTTTCTACAATACCTGCTACGTCTGGATACTCTTTTGCCCACTTTTCTATATCTTCATCAGACTTAGGTGGTACTATAGATTCTTTTTCTAATCGTTTCTCAAAGGCTTGAAACTTTTCGTCCCATTCCTTTTCTTTATCTTGCATATGCCGTCTTAGATCACCGTAACGCTTTTTAAACGATTTTTCTTCAGCAGATAACGTTTCTTCTTTAACTTCTGTATCGGCCTCTTTTTCTTTGGAAGCTTCTTTTTCTGGTTGCTGCTCTTCGTCTTCTTCTCCACGTTGTTCAGCTTCAAGTTTACGGATCTCCTCTTCTTCAGCTTCCATTCGGCTACGTTTCTTTTCGTGATTGTAACCTCTGTCAACAAATCCTGCTGTTTTTTGTGTTTCTACTTCTGCTAGTTCAGGCATATTTTTCTCCTTTTGTTGGGGTCAGCCGAAGCTGAGTAGCCTTATTATTTTTTACCTGCAAGTCCACCTTTCTTAGGTTGACGTTTCTTCTTCTTTTTTGGTGTAGCCATTAGACCACCTTTGTTTCGACCACCTATAGTAGGGTCTACTTCATTACCTTCAAAAGTATTAGCTGAAGGTGTATTATCCGTTACTTGAAATGTTCCTGGACCACCTGAAGGTACAACTGGTGGATCTGAATCCTCGCTACTAGTATCAGAGCCACCACCATCAGGTTTATCGTCATCAGTTATATCTTTATCATCACCTTGTGTTCCACCACCGTAGTAAGTATTATCTGGAATATTAATACCCTCTTCAGCATTTCTTGCAGCAATATTCATACTAGCTTGTTGTTGTACAGCGAAGTGTCTAGCTTGCCATCCATATTCTCCACGTAATGCTGCAGCAAACCTATAATCTTTAGCAGTTAATGGATTACCATCATCATCATTAAACATATATTCTCTAGTTTGTCCACTGCTTGCATTAGGTAAAGATGGACCTGAATCTCCTGGGGTATATCCAACCATATCTCTATAGATATTTTCTCCAGACATTAAACCCAATTGATCCAGAGCTAATAAACCTAAGTTATCACCGATAGCAGCTTTAGCTTGATCGTTTAATTTTTTTGCCAGAGCTAAATTATCAGCACCACCTAAACTTTCTCTATACTTAGCCATGGCACGTACTTCAGCAATATTATTTGCTTGCATTCCAATACCAGGAAGTCTACCAATTGGCCCAAATTTGTTAAAGACTGCTTTAGTACCAGTTATTTCTAGAGTTTTTTTAGCCCAATCTTCAACGCCAACAGCATCACTTGCACCAATATTTACTAGAGGTCCAATACTGTCAACTTTAGGTTTATCAAATGGATTAGGTTTTTTATCACTACCTTGAGACTGTTGTTGAGTTTTTTTGTAGGTTGTGTATTGTAACTCTGTCATAGGATATTTAGCTAATTCAGATTCTTGTCCTGGAGCAGGGGTTGGTGTTCCACCTGGTAATTGATCGTACCTAATCATTACAGAGTCACCATTGTTACTATAATGTTTTACCATAGTCGTAACTGCTTGAGACTTTTGTTCTTCTTGAGCTTGGGCTAAGTTTTTTTGGTAAGAAGAAGTATTTTGAAAACTTGCTTTGGCATATAAATTAGCTGGATTTACAGTAGATGGCATTGGATTAGGAGTTACTACACTAGCAGAGTTAAATCCTTGCACAGGCTGCATAGTATTGCCCATAGCCTGTGGAGCAGGTTGTTGTTGAACACGTATAGGAGATTGCATCATAGCTCCCTGAGCAGCTGCCATAGGTTGTTGCATATTACGTGCAACATCCTGCTGAGTCATTGGAGTTCCACCTATTCTACCATTTTGTTCCATGCTTTGCAAGCCATTTTTTGCTTGACCACGAAGATTTTCAAAAAAGTTTACACCGTAATAACGAAGAACATCTGCAGGGACGACATACTCACCCTCTGATAACATAGCAGGAATATTATCTCTTACTTCTGTTGCCATAGATCCAGGTGGTATTTCATTACCTGATACTGGATCTTTTGTCATGCCATCATCTTTGATGCCACCCTGCTTCATAAATGCCATTTCCATTTGTTTGTTCATTATTGTGCCTCCTTCGGCAAATGCTGGTCTTGATAAGTCAAAATCTTCTTTCATATTCGTAATGTCTAATATTATACCCTTATCACTAAATCTAATAGGATCGCCACCACGTTCACTAAAATTTCCTATGCCATCTTTTAGATAAGGTAATGTCACATCTCTGTGTATTGTTATACCATAAGCTTCTTCAAATTTAGGTAAAACTTTTTCTAAAGATGAAACGTATGTTCTATAAAGAGCTTGTCCATCTTTTATTTCACCTGTGTCAGAATCATAACTTTTGTTTTGTAAAGCATGAAAAAGTTTTTTCCCTGAGTATCTATCTGCAGCTGCTATCCTATCAAAATTTGGTATAACAATCTTATTTACGCCACGTTTATTAGCATCAAAAATAAGTCTTTGTATTATTTGTTGTACAGCTTCTTCAGTAGTAGTTATAGGAGGTTTTTTATAAGAATCTGGGTTCTCCCTAGATTTTCGATTTATAGTAGCTTGTCTAACCACTCCAGATAATCCAACATTATTATCAGTGTAGTTTTTATCATAGTGAGATGCACGTTCTGTTTGATTCAAAAAATTACGAAAATTAGCTTGAAATTGTGCGAAGTATTCTTTCTTTTGCTTTTTAAAATAGTCATCTTCAGGTGTATTTAAATC